CTCGTCTTTCTGGTGCTCTTACTATTCTGTAAATAACAACAGCGTCTTCAATCATTCTCAATTGATTAGTAGGTTTAATTGCTTTGTGCAAGTGACCCATAACCATATTTCTAGTTTGATCTACAACACCAGAAGTAACATAGGTAATTGAATCAGAAGAAATCTTTATACCAGCATTAGAATTTGCTGAAGACATTCCTTTTTCATTATATACAAACCATTCGGCAGTTTGTTCTATAACTTCAATACCTTTGCCTTTATTATCTCTCTTTTTAGTTATCTCACGAACCTTTTTAATTTTTCTAGGGTCAATGTATCTAACTTCTGTAATTCCTTTTCGAGGACTAGTAGGATCGATTACCTTGTGGAAGTAAATTCTTCCGTCAATATACCATCTTTTAAAGATATCGAAACCTTTTTCATCAAAGTTTAATAGTCGTAAGACTTCATCAAACTCATCTCTAATTTTTGTTTTTATATTGTCTGAAATAGCAAGTTTATCTAGTGATAAAGAAACAGCCGAATCTCTTTCATTAGATATGATAACCTCATTGATTATATCTTCTATCGCAGTATCACATTCAGGATGCTGACTGATCTCACGATATCTTTTGATTAAATCAAAGTCGTTCTTGGCAGTAACTTCCATATCCAAGTATTGGCCAAAGTATCCACCAGCAGATATAGTAGTTGTACCGTCATCTGGAGAAGGGATAGTGAAAGCCTGTTTGGCTTTCGCCGGCTTCTCCAGATCATCATCTTTTCTTGTTATCTCGAACCCAAGTAGTTTTACCATATTATAATTTTCCTTTTCGATTTAACTTATTAAGTATATTATGTAGTCGTATCTGTTTCGAAGTATTGGAAGTTGAACGTTACACTAAATTCCTCAATAGCGTCATTAGTTGCATAGTTCAAATCAATATTTCCTAAAGCAGTTGGAAACAGTCCTCTATAAGTGTAAGACTTTAGAGTTGATCCGTTTCTGTCTAAATGGTCAATGAAACCATCAACTTGATAATCAGCAGGATTTGCGATACCTTCGTTGTCAGTCATATTGTTTATACCATTCATCCATCTTTCAAATGCTCTGTACAATTTAAAGTCAGTATCATTTAATACCGTAATTGTCCAAGGTTCGAAAGTTCGATCCCCAGCGATATTAAGTTTTCTTCCTCTAAAGTCAATAGGTATATTACCTATTGTTTGTCCAGGTATAGCAGTTGCTTTACATAAGAAAGCTAGATCAGATGTTTCACCACCTACTGCAGCGTAACCAGGAAAAGGTAAAGTTACCTTAAACTGATTGGCTCTCGCCCCACCGCCTCTTAAACGAGATTTGAAGTCATTTATATTTGGCATTTTATTTTATCTCCTCTCTATTAAGATCCTGCTACTTCAGAAAAGGATACACCTGATCTTGTAGCAATAAAGTTAAGTTGGATGAAGTTAATAGAACGTGCAGGTTTGATAAAGATATCAGCTCTGAATTCATTTCTATCAATAACATCTCCAGTATTATTTGTATCGTCACAAACTACTGAAAAGTCTGTGATTCCTCTACGACCTTGTACATCTCTTAGGAAAGGTTCTACTAGATTTCTAAATTGTGCTCTAGTGAATTCGTCATTGAATTCAAATAGTTGAAATTTAGCAGCAGTAGAAACAGCCTTTTCTAAAACAATAAACAATCTTCTAACATTTATTCTGTCAAAAGCACTAGGTTTAGATTGAGCAGTCTTGTCACCAAACAATACAGTACCTTGTCCAGGAAATGATACAACACTATTTACTTTAGATTTGTATAATTCATCTCTTTGAGTTTGGTTTGGATTGAATGCTAATTTAACAGCACCTCTAATTTGACCTCTATTAAATCCACCTGGTGAGAACCAAGCGTCTGCAATACTGTCAGTTCTAGCACAAAGACCAGCAATATCTCCGTTCAAAGGAACGAATCTATAAACGTCATTGTATCTATCGTACATATATTTGTAACCACTATCAATTACAGCATAACTAGTTGATGGTAAACCATCAGCAAAAGATATTACATTTTGCGTTTGTGTAATTGCATTAGCAACACCTACAACGTCTGATCTAGCAGGTGATATGAAAGCAACACAATCTTTTCTTGATGTTGCGATATCCATAACAGCAGTTGCTTTTGTATCTCCAGTTGCGTCAGCACCTGTTTGAGATGGTCCACATAATAGTAAACTTAAATCAACGTTTTCTACGTCATTAAATTTCTCGTATGCAGTAGCAATTTCAGCGTTAGT